CAGTTACTAGTATATCTATAATAGGAACATCAATATCTAAAAAATTATAGTAGGCTTTGGCTATTTTTAATAACGCAACCCTTACATCTGTTCTTAGATTACTACCCTGCCACAATGCAGGATTGAGTTCTTTATTAAGATCAATTGGGTCGGTAAATTCAGCAATGCTCATAACTATTATTTATTTTATTAAATATCTCGATGAGTGAAATAAAAAGTTTAACCGGAAATATTATAGTATCGCAGCCTAGAAGCGAGGATCCCTATTTTACTAAGGGAGTTATATTAGTTGCAAAACACGGGCCCAGTGGGTCTTGGGGTTTAATGGTTAACAAACCTGCTGCAAATTTAACCCTAGGTACAATTATGCAGGCAGTAGGAATTGATTCAAAAAAACGAGATAAAGTATTTGTTGGAGGCCCAGTAGATACGCATAGAGTGTTTGTTATTCATACTCTAGATTGGCAAAGTTCTAACACTATAAAAATTACGCCAGATATCGGAATCACTAACGAAATGGCCATACTAGCTGCAATTAATACAGACGAAGGTCCGGGACTTTATAGAACATGTATAGGTAGCTGTGGTTGGGCTCCTAATCAATTAGACGGAGAATTTAGGGGAGATCCTCCGTGGAAACCACAAAATAGATGGCTTGATGCACCAGCAACAATTGAGTCGATTTTTAATCTAGTTGAAGACGATCAATGGAATCGCAGTATCGAGCTAGTTGCACAAAACAAAATTTCTAATTGGCTTTAATCCTTTTCTGGACTAAAACTGCTTAGGATATCTCTAACACTTCTTTGTTGCGGTGAGACTTTGGCCTTAGGCAACGAGCTGCCTTTAGTCGGATCAATTTCACCAGTTTCCGGATCAACATTGGTTGCAGTAACTACACTGGTTTTCTTCAATCCATCAATTAATGCACTACTTGCCGCACTACGTTGTTGGCTAAAACTGCTCTCTTCTTCTTCACCTAAGTCCTTGATTCTAAGACTATCAATATCGAATTCTAAGTCAACTTTTTGTCCTACACCCGAACTAGAACGTGTCTTCATAAACTGAATTTGATAACGTCCACGTTCACGCATAGCACGTGAAGTGAAGATACCAATAACATTATCTGCTGTTTGAATCTTACTCAAACCACCTGAGATGTGACTGTGATCGAATTCAATTTCTTCAACAGCACTTCGGTTCAACTGTGCCGCTGTTACCACAACACACTGAGTTTCCATAGCAAAGTTACGAAGCTCTTCTGATACGTACTTGTCCTTAACAAACAAGTCACTTGGGCTAACTTTAACACTAAGCGGCATCATAAGGTCCAAGTAGTCCACTAAAATAATGTCAGGTTTTTTGCCTGTTTTGACCTGATATTCTTTTAAATATGACCTTAAATCGTTACAGTTTTTGCCGGAAGGCATGTATTTTATCTGCATTCCGCCTGCCCGACGACCAGTGAGTTTAACCTTCATTTCAACATCATCTAAGTTCTTAAAGATGTCTTTGGAAGCAATACCAGTCAACATACTATCCACACGCATACCCACTAAACCTTCACTCAATTCAAAGGTAAAGTAGATAACGTTCAACCCAGCAAGCGAAAAGTTTACGCCTAGATTGGCAAGGAACAAACTCTTACCGCCACCCGATCCAGCACAGAAAATGTTCAACTCGCCACGTTTGAATCCGCCATACAGTTTGCGGTCAATGCTAGGATATCCTGTACTAATCTGTCCATTACTATCTTTTAGCAACAGCAACCGAGCACGAGGATCGGACCAATAGTCAGTGCCCATATCCTTGTTCAAACTGATCTGAATAGCGTCCTTGATCAACTTTTCAACTGGTGTATACTCACCCTTTTCTAACAAGTCGGCTGATTTAAGAATTGCTCGCTCTAGTCCTTTATGTCGACTAAATGTTTCAAATTCATTCATCAACCAATCATAGTTTTCTCTTGGTAATGTAATTGCTTGAAAGTCTGTACTACAACTGGCATTAACAATACTGACCTCGGGCATGACTTTGTAATCGTCTACATACTTGGTAACAAACGCCGCAGAGTCCTGATATCGTTTGTCAAAATTTTCAGCATCAAAGATGTTCTGACAGCGGATAAAAGTTTCAGCATCTGAAAGAAACATCTCCAGATACAGTTTTTGCATTTCTGCGTTATAATTAGGTTTGTTCATCGTCATGTAGGTTCTCTAGTTTTTTCTTTAGTAATTGTATTTTTATCTCATTTGCTTCCACGTACTGTAGAATTGTGAACAGCGTATAAAGTCTACCATATCTATGCACAGCATCAGCACAATCCTTAACAGTGTCTTGCCACTCTGGCATGCTTACTGTCCAGCCGTTTTCTAATGCAGCCTGTATTAATTTTGCACCGGGCTTGTCTCGATCGGGTACAGCAATAACTCGTTTACCTAACTTATTAATTCTAGCAATTTGCGTAGTATTTGGTTCGTTAGTCATAATTGCTACACCGTCAACAGCTATAGCATCAAACTGCCCTTCGACTACAATTATATATTCCCTATCTTCGGTCTGCCGATCAATGTTAAACACATAGCCACTTTGACTGTCTGTAAGGTACTTAGGTTTACCGGGTCTAATTTTTCTCCCAGTAAACCCAACTACTACACCGTCTTGATAGAAAGGAATTATAACTCGATCACGATATCCGTTTTCAGGGCTCCACATCCAGTTGTACCATTCTAAATCCATGCTTCTACTAGCAAGATAATCAACCACTGCTAATACTTCATCGTTTGGCTCAGCCATTAACCATTCTAATATTGACTTACAGTCTTCCGGGAGAGGTCTAGGCTCTTGATGAAAATTAATAGTAGGAGCAGCTACTGGTTGATCTTCTTTACTACGCAACGCCTCGAGGTTTAGTTTATTAATTTCCTCACTAGGCATTCCCATCCAGTTAAACAAATTTTTAGTATTCTTGCTTAATAACCTTCCGGGTGTCCAGCCTGCTTTAAATCCGCAGTTGAAACAATGGTATTGGAATCCGTCGTTACTAAACAGCACACCACCACGTTTTCTTGTGTCTTGATGATCTCCATTGTGATGGCAACAGACTGCGTTAAAACCTATCCAGCCACTAGGAGTTGTCTTCCTTTTAGGAGGCAGAAAAGTTTGTACGGAAGCCTGTATGAGATTCATACATACAGTTTAGCTTCTTACAAGTACTTTGTCAATTTTTCCGTTTGGATAATAAGCCGAACCGGGCGTAGGGTTGCCAGGCATCTCAGGGCTGTAGAAGTTTAACAGATTAGGTAAATTTGAATTATCAGGATACCATTTTACTCTAACATCACTCCAAATGCCTACTGCGTTTGCATAATCTACGCCGGTGAAATTTGTATAGGTCTTTGTTTCTAATGTTGCATAATTGGCAAAGTTAGAAGGTGCATTGTCCAAAGTTGCTTGAACATCTACAGTACCTGTGTAATTGGTAAAATACATAGCAATAGTAGTAGCCTGACTCATTTCAGGATTTGCACGTAAGTTTCCAGAATAGAATTCATATCTATTGGGCTCAACATCCCTGTTTGCAAAATATTTAAAGGCGGCAGTTTCTAAACTGTCTTTCAATACTGGTACAAGCTCGCTGGTTAGTCTTGCAACTCCGGCAATATTATAATAGGTGTTTGAATATGCAGGGATAGATGAACCATCATTGTCAGTTAGTGTAACTGAAAAATTATAGTAACCGTTGTGTAGTTCTCTAGTATCGTTTTCGGTTAGTGATAACACAGCTAGCCCACGAGTTGCGGTAGTAACACCGTTATCAATAACTTCAAGGGTCTTCTGCACAACCATTCTATTTTGTTCTGCATCAAACATAGAAAATACAAAATTATGATTAAAAGTAACTGCGGTGCCCGATGTTATAGTTTCAGTAATAGGCGATAGGAATTGTCCTAGATCAGCATCGTATTGTGGATCTAAGTTATCAAGTGTTAGGATATTTGAATCTATTGCAGAAATGTAAGTACCAGCAGTTACACTATCGCTGTTCACTAGCATACCTACTTGGACATTAGTAGCATCGGCTACTGTGAGTAAATTAGAAGCAGATGTTGCAGCTCCAACAGTGCTAGATGCGGCTAAGATTCTAACTAATTTTTGATCAGAGTTTTTAAACTGTAGCTGTACCTTGTTTTTAAGCCCTCTTTGTAATTTTAACTCTCGTTGGTACATAGTTTCATGTGTCCTTGTTATATCGTCGTCCAGATCTAATTGTACACTGAACAAATTGGAGTATAAATAGATTGGTAATTTCTGCATACATATATTTATTAATGACCAACAAGGACGAGTTTCAACAAAAGTTTCCATTCATAACCTGCATCAAAACTTCAGATAATGAGTATATAGGTATCATTGTAAATCACGATGATAACGTTACTAGCATATACAACTATGCTGATATACGCAACGAAGAACATAAACACTTGTTCTTAGAAATGGGAGAAGTTTGGTGGTGGGAAAGTAATAGGAAAATCCCTATCAACATTTTTTTAAAACAAGAAATGGTAGCTTTCAGGCCTTTTATAAAAACATTCAACAGCAAAGATGTTGAAGTTATTTTTGGACCAATTGTTAATCTAGGCGAAATTGCAGAAAAGCGAGTCAAACGCAAAAGCATTCAACTAGTTAGAAGTGTTAAGAAAAAGGGTAGCTGACTTTTTCGCAAATCAAGTTAAGTTGAACAACAATAACGTGAGCATAAGCAATAGCATGAGCCTTCTTAAAGAAATAAGCATCATCCGTTTTAGTCCATATCTCTTGTTGGATACCCTGGAAACCTTCTTTCTCGCATACTGGGATGAGATGTTTTTTACCCGGCCTCAGCAAGGCAAGGAACATGGCTAATTCTATAATACTTGACGGTTTTAATTTTGCAATTAAATTGTGATAACCGTTAATATGAAACATTTGATCACATACCGCAGGATCTTCTAATAGATCCCAAAGCGGTTCAATTAAAATTAATTCTTTAAGGTGATCTTCGTTGCGAACACCCTCATAGGCATTAACATTTA